CCCGCGGTTTAAGACAAGGCCGCGGGGCCTTGGTTCGCTATCAAGTCCTGCATATCCGCTTCGAGGATCCGAAATAGGCTGAAAGCCATTTCGATATTCGTCGCGTACATCCAGTCTGAGACTATCCGAAAAAGATAGGCCAGATACTCCCTCTGATTGTTGCAATCGTAGGAGTGATTTGATAAGGGACTCATTTCCATCCAAGTGTCGAACCCGTACCTGGCTATGAGCGAGGTATGATCTGACAAGGGGATGGTGGAGGACTTTACAGTATTTTGTAGAGTCATAGTTTTTACTCCATTCTGAAGTGAGTCCTAGCGCTGGCGAAGTTGCAAGCACTAGGGGAAGACGGATTTTAAGCGCCTTCTCTATGAGCTTACGTACATAGTCAGATGTCTTCCATAACCCGTTCTTAAAGAGCTGGTTACAAAGAGACACCCAAGCTACAGCTTCGTTAGCACTGCGTGCTGTTTTAGGAGGTAAAGAGCGGATGTACACGGGAGTTATGTTATAACCCTCGTAAGCATCTACTCCGCACGACTCACGAAACTTTCCCTTAAAAAAGGATTTAGCTTCGTTGACTTTTAACCCAAAAAAGGTTAGCCCTAAAACAACAGACGGAGCATAGTGGTTGGGAACAATAATGTCGTCCCCAAACACTCTACATTGCTTGGCGTAAAACTTAACGCTTCGCTTTGTAGGTACTCTGCCGTCAACTTTGTGCATGACCAATACCGCGATGGAAAGAAAAACCATCGCTTCAATCGGAAAGCACATCGCTGAACCCATTGACGCAAATTTCTTTAACCGGTAAATCCCTGTAAGGGACCCCCGATTAATAGAAACATTACTGGATCTTGCACGAAACAACCCTTCACGAAAAGTTGGGTAGAATTTCGTAAGATAAGATACAAGACCAGCACCAACGCGATCAGAAGCCTCAGAAAGGTCGAGGGTGGCATATTTTCCACTCATAGATCCTTCCAAGGCCCAAGATCCGTTGGCTGATTGATCACGTAAATTCAGAACCGAACCTACAACAGGATCTTTGCAGATCTCATCATAGGTAGCACGCATCATAGCTTGCTGTGTATACATGATACACGTCGGTTCCATCGCGATCAAGCGAGGTGTTTTTAGCGTCTTTGGAACATGAGTCACCTTCGCAGGTAACTCATGACCGATAGGAATGTGATCACTACCAGACATATAATAATCAACACCCAGATTTGGGTGAAGATACCAGCTGCTTGGGAAGAGACATTCCAAACGTTCGTACCAGCTTGCATTGTATTTTCCATTTTGGGAAAATCCTTCTGAGACTGCCCCGCTACCATGCTTTGGTAGCAAGGTACCATCTTCGATGGCAGTACTAATGTTGGTGAGGGGTCTGTTAAAAAGCAGACTAAAAGTCCACCTTAAATCGCTCAAATCATTGCGATTTATTGACTTAACAGGCTTAACCTCACTATCGGTCGACAGATACTTCTCGTATGCCTTGTTTATGCGCTTTTCGGAGCATTCGACTTCTATCTTTTTAAACAAACGAGATAGCTGTCTTATGCCACTAATAGCACATACATTAGGGTCCTCGAGAAGGACACCAGTATCGTAATCGAACACAAGCCTAAGCAAACCCGAAAGAAATTTTGGGATCGCTTTGCCCTTCGCATAAGCAAATGCTGTTGCGTCGGTACGAGGCCAATCGCCGGTACGCAGGCCCACTTCTAAGTGGTCTGATATCGTCGGTAAGGTTATTGTCAGGAATGACAATCCCTCGTGTTCTACACGTGTGTCAAGGTATTTTAAATCTTGCACACTGGTGCTTGCTCCGGTCATGGCATATATATCCATATAGGCCATATGAAAGATATCAATCATGCTTTTCATCGCTCTATCCTTCAATAGTTAGAGTCATGTTATGGCACGATCAAACCTGGCAGGGGGGGCTTTCTAATTCCCCCCCACCGACCCTCGTCAGCTTTCGCCGCCGAGAATCTTCAGAACGTTAGCACTGGTAAGCCAAGCGGTAAGACCAAGAGTAATATCCTTGATCTCCGTATTGGTCCATCCAGTGACAGGCACATCGATGACACAATATACGGAACCGGTGAACTTTTGGTTCAATGCCGGTTCAAACGGATCAGCTGCAACCTTCTGGAAATCCAGACGGGCTGTTCGCCGATTTCGTTTTCCCTCATTATGAGAAATCTTGAGGTCGTATGTTCCATCGTCCTTACGGTATTCCGAGCTCTGAGCAGAGCGCGAGATATTCGCAAGGGTCTGTGCCACCGCATTAACGGTAACGGTCTGAGGGTCTGAAAATGCCACGGTATGATGTCCTTCAAAGTTTACCTCGGGAGTTCATACCCAAGGCAGTTAATATGGAAAGCTGTTTTGGAGACAAACTTCCCGGGGTTGGACCAAAACCATATGGGAACGCATAAAGCCTCTGCTTAATCTCATTGCTTATAAACGCAGTAAGATGTAGAGGCATGAGAGAACCATTACCTACTCTGTAGGTCCCTGACAATTGATAGTCAGAGCGTCTCTCAATGTGTCCCATAACGTACCCGTAATCCATCACACAATAATCAGCATCGGTCTGTAAGTTTTGGAGAATATCTCCGACGTTTGCAAACCAATCGATTAACCATGTGAAAGGGATTGCGTCCCATAGCGTGCTTGGGGTGACGGCTGTACCGAATAAATGACGTACAGCAGGATTAGACCATTCGGAAGTGCCTGTATCAGGTATATAATACCTGAACTTACCAGCAAACCAGTACTTTTCAATTACTGATTGTTTAATGGTAAGCTCTTGGTTTCCGGGGCCTAAATTTTGAGTGGGCGAGACGTATAGGCCTTGCTGAGTAGTAGTACTCGACAAGGTTGAAGCGCCTAACCCCCTCCGTCGCCTGATTCCTTTATTTTGATCAGCTCTCATTTGATTCAAGAGCTTATCGATCTCCATAAAGGTCTTATATATTTCACGAGCGTCCTTCACCGTTGGAAGAATCCCGAAATCTATGCCAAGTTGGCTAGGTTCTCGAGCCTTTCCGGTACGACGCCAATGAATTATATCCGCTAGGGTATCTTTAGTCTGCGCAATGATGTTTGATAGTCGAACATTAGGTGCATCAGGGCGAGCCCTGGCTACACCAGTGGACCCTAGGCCGAACAACGTAGTTGTTATGTCTAGAGGAACACTCGCAGGCTGAGACGGTAAGACAGAGATAGTATAGGTGCCGTCAAACTCGGTTTTAATACTACCGGCAGAATCAAAAGATCTGGCGGTAATACGGGACCGATAAGTTTGTTTTTTCTGCACCAGGAAACCCGCCCCCCTTCTATAAGGGGCCGGGTTGCCTACCGAAAACACCAATTTGTTAGTGTAGGAAGTACCATTGGTATTCCCAGCACTACTCCAAGCACTCCAGGGTTGACCGTTGAACCAAACTCGCATTCGCGATTTGATCTGCGGTTCCTGAAATGCCTGGATTTTCGGGCCACTCATCTCTATCTCCAAGCATTGGGTTTTGGTCAGCTGGGCAAGCACAGTCCCCC